CACGGTCAGGGTCGGCCAGCCATAGTCAAGGCTACCTACGTAGCTTCGAGCCAGGGCTGATCTAAGATCCGGATCTGAGAACGAACCTCGGGGAAAGAGCAATCTGGGCCCAAACAGCTTTGGAAAATGCTGCTGGAAAGCTCTCGCCTCGGGGTGTACCCTAGCCAGCTCCTCATAGAGGGACCGGGTTAGGTAAAAGGGGTGACAGTCGGTTGCGGCTGTCATATCCAGGGAGAGGGACACATCCCCCCTGGAAGGCTCTTGGAGAATAGGAGGCATTTCTCCTTTCCCTAAGCTAGGCGCACAACGCTTATCTCTAAGCAAGTGCGCATCAGCTAGCTTACGTAGTGGCTGCTCGATGAGATTGACACAAGTGAGCGTCTTGGTTGGAAGACGAACCTTTATGCCTTTCTCATCGGCATACACTACTTCCACGGGAATGACATCCAACCTGGACATCATCTCGTGGCAACCAGCAATAAGCAGAGTGCTTAACTCCGCCGAGAGCCGGTTGTATATCTTAGTGACAGGTTCTACAAAATTGTAGACACTGGCACCTCCCTGATGAGGGGGTATGATATACGATTCTGGGGGCAACTTGCTTTTAGGGTGAAGAGAACTCTTCCCCATCGCGTACGCGATAATAGCCTTATAGCCTGCCCCATGGCCTCCTGCAGCCCTTGTAAAAGGGATGCAGCCTGAATTCGAAGGAGTGGTGTAGACCTGAAGTTTTTTGGGGATAGTTCTATCCACCCAACGGCCTACCCAGTCCCGAAAATTCAAATTCTCCTCAACTGGCTCTTCAGTTAACCTACTAGCTAAGGTTTCAAAGCTATGTGGGTAATCCTGTTCCAGGGGAGGAGGGAGGGCTCGTGCAATGTAAGAAAACATCAAACAATGTTTTGCCACGAGACCTCTAACTAGACCGCAGAGGGGTCCTTTCGGACGCACTCCACCAAAGTAGAATGCCCTGCACTCTGCGGCTAGTGTTTTTAACTCCCTACCTGTTGCCTCAGGGTCCACATATAAATGGAGCTTTAGCTTTTTTAGAGCTCTCCTATGGGACTTATTAAACGACAGGTGGTGATCCTTCCTAATAACTTGGAAGGCCATGCATACTGCCTCAAAGGCGGCACGCATGAAGTCAAAACGGGCAACCGTCTTAGACTTTAGGTTAAGAAACTCATTACTGGTTACTTTCCTATCATAGGCCACGCAACAATCATGCAAGTCCAATCCACTATAACTAGAGGATAATAAGGACCACATGGTCTCGCGGTCTACAGCCATAACGTCCATACTCGTTAGTTTACACTGACGATTAAAGTCGATAAAGCTGAACCCGGAGGGGAGCTTAGTTCTAAGCATCGCCAACAGGGTGGGAGTCATTCTATAGTTATCCCTTATAACATCTAGAATGGTTTCGATCTGGCCGTCAATCTTCGGCCATTTCCAACTACCGCGAAACCTCATCACTCGCCAAATCTCTTGAGGAGGGGGGAGGAAGAACTCTGGGAAACCAGAAGGAACAACCACCACATCCTTAGGATCTTTGTATGAGAGATGGGAGTACCGGGCCAATAATTCCACAGGTTGGTTAAACATGTGGGAGACGCCCAGTCCCTCCGTAGCGCAGTAGTACGACTTACTCATTTTTCAATGGTTCGTCGTTTCCTGAGGAAGATACCTCCTCATGGGTCGTTTTAGACGACCCTGGATTCTCGTGTCCGAGATCCAAGATAGCCACAAGGTCGGAGGGAACCTCCCCTACTGTTATGACTTCTCTCTGAACAAGAGCCGCGATGGTTTCATCGACCAAAGCTCTCATTAAGTGTTGAGAAACACTCAACATTTGAAGGCTAGTGACGAGATTTCTCAAGTCCCTAATAGGCCCTGTGGAATTCACCCCTGAGGACTCCCCTTCGGGCTCCCCGGGCGAAGTGCTAGGGGGTTGTGCAGGTAACTGCTGCTCCCCTGTCGCTTCCCTACTCCTCCTGCGCCTTTCCTTTCGGTTAGGCCCCGCCGGAGTTTCAACGGGCCGGGAAGTTCCCTTCACGGACCCAATGACGCTCTTACCAGCACTACTGCTGGAAGACCCCTGTACAGGGGCCGAGCGCTGACGTTGTTTATTGCTTTCCCCAGCCGGTGTCGCCTGAGGCACTGGAGCAATACCCAACGCTGGTAAAACCTTGGTTAACCCCAATCGGGCTTCCTTGGCTTTGAGGCGATAGTATTCTTTTACGAATTTCTTTCCTCTCTCGGTTTTGGGATTGTAAACAAGGGGTTCCCCCTTAAACTTCTCCTTTACCGATTGCCACTCCGATTTGAAGGTTTCTAGTCGGTTAGACTTAACACTCGGACCGGCTGCAGGCTCTGCCCCTGCCTTTTTGGATAACTCCGTTTCCAAAAAGCTAATACCTGTTTCCAGGTAACCCTTCACTATCCGAGAAGGGATTGTGGAGGCCTTAAGCCTACGCTTAAGGTCCTCCTTAGACAGTTTACTGTCTTTTTCGGGAGGGGGGGGAATCCCCATCACCTCACGAATTTGTGCCGCTTGTTGATCCGTCAAGCGACTCACGGGCAACTTCGCCTTCCCCTCCAATTCCTCAATCCTCCTTTTTAATGCTTCAACCTCCTCATTTCGAGGGGGAGCAACAGGAGGGGGAGGAGGCGGTGGCGGACCCCCAGCCGGAGGCGGCGGCGGCCGCGGGGCAACCCGGGCCGACCCATCTGCTGGGGGAGGTGGAGCCGAGGGCGGAGCAGTTACCTGCCTCGGCCTCGCAGTGTCCAGGTTAATGGGCACAGACGAACTTGGCTTCCCAATTCGTCTACTTGAAGACGGAGGGGCAACCCCTCCCGTCTTACCACCCGCAGAGGCCCGTAAGGGCACCCTGTCCTCAGGGTGTAGCTCGTTCCAGCGGTGGATAAGGTCGCCCCACAACGAAAACTCAATCTTACTGAGCGAACCAAGCTCAGTAGGACGAGGAAGTGGTCTTTGCGCGTCAAAATCCCATGCGGAATCCGGGCACTTTGCAAACAGCTTTGTCGAGCTATTCGTCAAAGTAAGTCCTTCTTGGACAAAGGCGACAATCGCCCTAACCCAAACCGACTCCTGGTTTGGAGGTAGAAGGCCATTCGTGGGGATCCTCACGTTGACCTGTGGAGAAGACCACTCAAGAGCAGTGATCCTCTCCTGTGTTCCCATTTCCTTATACAGGGCATTGGACAACACACACACGGGACACGCCTGTGTCACCGTGAACGTTTGCTCGTCGTCATGAGTATGAGTTAGATCTCCTCGAAGACGAGCGCGCACGTCATCCAAGAAATTGGAATCGGCGTCTGTGGGTTCGGTATAGTAGGTAGCCGAAGCCCCCACAACACATTCTTCGTACGTCCGGACTTTTCCGTTCGAATCGAACCATGCGTTTTTAGACCGAAGAAGTTTAACACAGGCTTTTCCAGCCTCCTTAAACTTCGCGGGCGTAATGCCCGTGAGGTGTCTCGGTAACGAGACACATCCTAAAAAATACAACGACAATTTGACTCTCACGAGCCTCTTGTCCTTCCCTTGTGGTCCGAAGACCACGGTGGCGATTTCGTCACTTATCACAGCAGAGTAATCTTGTTGTGC